CTTTGTTCGCGGTGCTGACTGGATGTGCAAGCACTGGCACGCCAGCGCAGAAAAGACAAGTAGTTCAAGATATGCGCAGTGATACTCTTAATCGCCTTTATGACCAGAAGCCGGATGTTCGTAATCAACTAACCTCTGCAGCAGGTTACGCCGTATTTGATAATGCCAATGTGAACGTAATCTTTGCAAGTTTTGGCGGTGGCTATGGTGTTGCAAAAAATAATCGCACCGGCGAATGGACCTATATGAAAATGGGTGAAGCTGGGCTAGGGTTAGGCTTAGGAGTTAAAGATTTTAATGTGGTGATGGTGTTTCATACCGAAGATGCACTCAATTATTTCATTAAGAATGGTTGGGCATTTGGTGGCAACGCCGATGCCGCTGCAAAGCATAAAACTGAAGGTGGAGCCGTTGCCGCTGAAGCCCAAGTTGGCGATGTGACTATTTATTCCATGACTGAAACAGGATTAGCTCTGCAAGCTGTTCTAAAAGGAACCAAGTTTTGGAAAGATGACGAGTTAAATTAAAATCAAGTCCTTTCGGCTCACGGAACCGTGAGCCATTCGCCTTCGAATTATGAAAACGCCCCTCAAATAACAGCTCTTCCTCTTTAAATAAATAGGGTACTATCTTAAGAGATTTTATTAAAACAACCTATTTAACATAACATAAATTATAGGCTATGGCGCACAGAGAGAGCCCTCAGGCTCATTTTGGGCTATACCCAATACCAACCCAGCAGCAAGCAACAACATCGCCGCAGAATGGCCTGCTGCTTTAATCTTTTTTGCCAAGGATTCGTAAACGCTTTTTTCTTCCTCTGATTTAGACTTTTCAATCCCCAAGTTGATGATCACTTCCTCAACGTTCAGCCCAGATTCGTTCGCAATGAACAAAGCTTGTTCAGCCGTTAGGTGTCTAGTCCCCGCTTTGATGTTCGCTAACACTCCTTTAGATAGTTTAGGAATGTCCATAGCAGCTTGTTTATCTTGAGAATAACCTTTTGTTTCTTTGTAGATCTCAACCAACTTATAGCTGTAGTTCATGGCTCTAGCCTTTGAATTTATTGATGAATCTATTTTAGTCCACAAATTTGATGATTGACATCTTGACGGTCATCACAGTTGATGACTAGAATATTTCAGACATCATTATTGATGTTTGGGAATCACAAGGAGTCACCACCATGACAATCGACCAAATTTTAAAGCAGTCAAAAAGCAGCTTTGGAAATATCTGGATCAACAGCTCGATACTTGGCCAACACACCATAGGCACGAACGCTTATCACATGTTGGCACTGTCGATTAAACAAGAACGCGCGACCATCGAAAAATTGCGCGTCCTGTTTTTGCCTAACGTTAGCAACGCCGAACTGCAAAACGTCATTTTCAATTTGGACAAAGAAATTAATTCATTCACTCACGCTCACCCAAACCATTTAGATATGTCGGGCTATCACTCGCTTATTGGCACATTGGAATTTTTTGGGCAAGAATGGTTAAATCGAAACGATTCCAACCTTAAGCCCCCTGCTTGTGATTCCCGTCATTACTCAAACTTTGAGTATGCAGGGGGCGCTTTATGAACCGCCTTACTTTTCTAACTGACGAAGAAAAACTGCTTCTGGACAACATTCTTGTTAGTGCGGCAATTGATTTTGAAGAGCAATCAAACGATCCGTACAGCTCTGATCAACTTCGTAAACAAGCTACGAATCAAATGTCTACTCTGCGAAGCATCTTAAATAAAATCCATATCAACGGAGCTGGTCATGATTGATTGGCTCACTGCAGTTATTCCAGTTCGCCACCGATATATAAACAACGGTCACATTATTTCGGTTGACCGTTTTGGCGAAGAAGAATGGCACACCCATAAACGCAATACGTGTCGCGGCTCGTTCGAATCTGCAATTCAGATTTGCAGTAATGACATAACCGAATGCCACCAATTTGCGCAAAACCTGTTTATCGATGGGAACCCAACCAAGTTCCTCCAAGGCCACAACGTAGCAGGCACAGATGATGTTTGCCTGCTGGCCTTTCTTACTGTGAACGCCATTTTTCAGCAATTCGAACTGTACGACATTGCATATCAAGATGGTGAATATACGCCCGTTCGCTTTGCTCATGGCCATGCAATTGTGGTTAATGAGTTCACCGAACGCAGCATTAAAAACGGCAATTTTTCTATTAAGAAAATAGATATTAACTACATGTTTGAACTAGAAAATCAAAACGATGTAGACGCTTATATTGATGCTTGCGCGGAGAAAACAAGAACACGTCATGGCCGTGCTTTAAATAGCAAAGGCACAGTATATTGGGGTAAACACTCTCGCCGATGGGCTATTAAACTTTACAGTAAATATAATGAATTATTACGCGGTGGTAAGGGCCACACACTTCCCCAAGAACTAATCAACAGCCCATTACTGGATTACTGCCGCGCCAAACTTCGCTTTGAACTCCGACTCATGAAAACGGAACTACGTAAACTTGCCTTGGCGTTTTTCGATGCCGAAGAGTTCAAAGCATCCTTCTTTAACACCCCCGTCACTGATGACGAAGGCAATACATTTAACCTGACACCAGAGTCACTATTTAACCGCTACATAGCGAGAATCGACATGAATGCACAAGTTCCAATTACTGGACGAAAGTCCCTGCAACTACCAACAAAGGTACGTGGCACATACGAGTTATGGCGCACTGGCCACAACGTAAGAGACATTATTTCGCGCCCTACTTTCTATCGACACAGAAAAGAACTCGCTCAATTCGGTATCGATATTAGCTTGCCTCCTGCCAACGCAGACGAGCATAAATCCGAGGTTGTGCCTCTGGTGCGCATCCTTGAAGCGCGCCCCGCTTCTACCTCAGAAATCCAAGAATACTTAATCAACTAAGACGGGAGTCAGAACTATGAATCAATTACGTTTCGGAACCAACTTCACAGGTATTTGTAAGGGCATTAAACAAGTGCCTAAGACCAATAAGAAAACAGGTGAAATGTACAACGAGATCTTTGTAGGCATCGCTATCCCTAAGGCCAATGGCTTTGAGGGCGAAGAATCAATCTTTGATATTCAGATTGGTAAAAAGGCTCAGGAAGTCGGAATGCCTGGCATCTTAGCCGAGGCCCAAGGAAAGACCGTTACTGTGCCTATCTTCGAGCGCCACCGCTGTTGGAAAGATCGCGTTTATACCAACACCTACCTAGGCACCCAAGAGCCTAAAGATATTGTGATTAACGATAAGGCCTAACGCATGGACTTAACAAACCTAACGCAACAAGAAATAGATGCCATCGTTAACGCGCTGTTCTTGACCGTTATTGGCGGCGTGATGGTCGCCCTTGTTGCTTACGACTTGTTGTTTTCATTCTGTCGTTTTGTTGCTAAGTGCCTTGGCTTACGTTCCCAGCCTAAGAGCAACGTTCGCTTAGCCAATTCAAACGAACAGATGTTTGGCGACAAGGACGACTAATGGAGACCGTCAATATAAACCCTGAGCAAATACAGCAACTCATTGAGGCGGTTTACTACCTTGGCCGCTGTATTTTCTATTCAACGATGTGTGTCTGCCTTTGCTTAGGGTTCAACGCTTGGGAGTCATCAGCGAAATGATTGAGCTATCCGAGTTTATCTCATTTTGCATTGGAGCTTATGCCATAGGCTGGAGCTGCACTGCAATTTTGTACGTCTTCCGCCGAGTAGCGTGGATGGCAACTTAAACCAAAGAGGAGAAATCATCATGGGCAAACAAATCGAAACCATGAAAAACGAAAACGGGGTGTATCAGGCCACTGACGCGCCCACTAAGAAACGCCGCACAGCCGTGCAAATTCTGACTGGTCTAGGTGCATTAGCGTCTGGCAGTGCTATGGCCGTAGTGCCGGACGAAGCAACCAACGCCATGACGCAAATACAAACCGATGGCCTAGCGCTCATTGATTTAGCTTGGCCTGTCGCTGCATCGTTTCTAGGTGGCTTCCTTCTGCTTCGTCTGTTCAAGCGTGCAGTTCGCGCAGCTACCTAACCAATAGGAGGCAACCCCAGTGCAAATATTCATTAACCTTTGCAGGCTAATGGCGATGTCATTAATCGCACTGGGGTTCGCCTACTCTACCCCAGCTCATGCTGAAAGCGGTTATAAATGGTCGGGCTGCTCTAAAGTATCAGCAAAGTATAAAGGTCAAGGCGTTTATGCCGTTACTGTTGAAGGTGTCCCCGATATATTCTACCAAGACCAACTACCCGATGCCTTGACTGGTGCGCGACTTACTTTTGGTGAACCGCCTAACCACAAAGAATACACCTATCAATTCACAAACGGCTCCGCTCGGATAAGATTTTCCAACCCAGATACATCATGGTTTGAACTCAACTGCACAGTTGAACTGCAAACACCAATGGATAGCTGCGCTACATTCGAGGGTGAAGTCGTCGGGTCATATTACACAGACCAAAATTTGTGCCTTAGCTACAACGGTCGTAACTGCCAATCTACGTGCTTTCAAGGCGGTGTGTGCATATCGAACAATACACCGGACGGTGAAAACTTCTTACACTACATCACACCACAGTCATGCGATGTGCCCAACGGCGATGACTTCATAGAGCCGTGCCAAACCGATGATTGTACGGGCGGTGGTGACAATGGTGGCGGCGATGGTGATGGAGGTGGCGATTCTGGTGGTGATAATGGCGGCGGTGATGGAGGTGGAGACTCGGGTGGAGACAATGGCGGCGGTGATGGAGGTGGTGATTCTGGTGGCGATAATGGCACCGGTGACAACTGGCCTGATAACTACTCTACTTCGCAAGGCCAAGGCGAAATAGTCACTGCTGTCGAGAACCTACAAACTGAAACCGAAAAAATCACTGATTCTGTAGGTGGCATCGAAGGCCAACTCGAAGGAATTCGAGAGCAATTGGAATGGGGTGGCCCCGAAGAAGGCGAAGCTGCTGCCGAGGGTGTAGCCCTTCCCGATTTAAGCGAGTCAGGCGATATCGTCTCTGGCCATAACGACACACTAGAGCAAATCAATGAAGCCATCAGTGAGGATGCAATCCAAGGATTAAGCCCAACGGCTTACGACTCAATCCCTCAGCTGTTTGCCAAGGCCTCTGATAACTGCACCAGTACTAGCTTACTGGGTATCGGTGAGTTCAATCCATGCGATGAGTTTGCACAGATACGAGCGTTTCTAGAATGGATCGTTGCTGTTCTATTTATCCTGTTCATCATCCATCGCCTTGATGCTGACATTAAGAAAGTGAGGTTAACCTAATGCCCGTTATTATCGCCTTTTTAGGCGCACTCGTTAGTCGTATTGGTATCTGGTTTATGACGCTGCTTATCACCGGCGTTATAAAGAACATCGCGATAGGCCTAGCTGCATTTGCTATCTATGCGGCGGCAATATCAACCTTTTTATTTTGGGTGAATGACCTCCTTATTGGCGTCGTAAACGGCCTTAGTCCAATCACCCAAGGCTTGCTCTCCCTGTTCATATCTTGGTTGCCCTCTACCCTCCCATACTACGTGGGTTTAGTACTTGCTTACTATGTCACTAGCGCCACCTTTATGATTGGCCTAGAGATTAAGAAATTCAGACAGCGCTTAGCTGAGAAGTCAACGCGTAGGTTCCTAGCCTAATGACGGTCTATGTTGTTACGGGCAAATTGGGAGGCGGCAAGACGTTAATGTCTGTCTCCCGCATCCGTGAATACCTGTTAGCGGGTCGCAAGGTTGCTACGAACCTCGACATCTACCCCGAAAAGATGCTTGGTAAATACATGAAGAACACCAAGCTATTTAGATTACCGGACATACCCGACATACAAAGTCTGAAAGCCCTGCCCCTTGGCTATGAAGGTGAGAAGATAGACGAATCTCGCAACGGCTTATTAGTGCTAGATGAATGCGGGATATTCTTAAACTCGCGTAACTGGAAAGACCCAGAGCGCGCACCCGTGAACGCTTTTTTTAAACTCCTTCGAAAGCTGCGCTGGGATGCAATCTTAATCATTCAGGACATTGAGAATCTAGACTCTGACGCACGGCGAACCATTGCCGAGCATGTAGTTTACTGTAAACGTACAGACCGAATGAACGTGCCCCTCATTGGCCCATTGGTGAAACTGGCTTGGGGTGACAGGTTGCCCCTTCCTAAAATCCATGTTGGAACCGTGCGCTATGGCACACAGTCCAATGCGGCCAAGGTCGATACATGGGTATGCCGTGGCACAGGCATATTCGATTGCTACGAAACCGAACAACTTATTGCAGAAACAGGCGACTTTAACGACTATTACGGCCTAACGACCATGCTCCCCAGCTGGTACACACATGGCCGTTACACAAACAAATGGAGCGACTTTAAAGATGCAGTTAAAAACCTCAAAGTTAAGAGCTGGCACTTTTTTTGTGTTGGGGCGTTGATGGCCGCGACCGCTGTTAACGCCCTAGTGACGTTTGAACCTGAGTTGCCAAAAAAAGGCATGTTCACTTGCAACGAAGTATACAAAAGCCTTTATGGCTCATGTGACGCAGACCCTATTGCCCCTTACGAGTATTACTACCCTAAACCTGAGAAAGAAAAAAAGGAGGAAACCGAAGAAACGGGCCTACCATCCTATGGCAACCTCTTTGCAGGCAAACAACAACAAAAAGTCAAAGACGACACAATCTATATTGCTGGGTGGCACTTAACCACTAAAGGCATACAAATGAACTTCGCCGATAGCCAAGGCGATACCTACTACCCTATGAGCTACAAAGTTCGAAAGCTTGGTGACTGTGTGGCCGAAGTAGAAATTGAAGGTAAAAGGCAACGTATAACGTGCATGCCAGATGAAATGGCCAACCCTAATCTAATCGACAATACAACAAGTGGTTAGTGTGTGCGATCGCCCCTTTTGGGGCGCGTACACACTAACGCTTGCCCCAGCAAAACGATACCAAAACATTCCCAGGATAACCGCACTCGATAAACTTTCTAGTACCAAAACCTAACCTGGCATAAAGTTGTAAGCGTTTGAAATGGTACTAAATGTAATTTTTCGCTATAGTAGTAAGCAGTAGATTAAGTGTTCTAACGTTAAGGTTAATTTCATGGAAGAAGCAACAACCAGCCTTCAAGGCGCAGTTCTTGGTGTCATGACCACCATTATTGTAATTGCCGCCTTCACCTTCCTAGTCGTTAATTTAATCCTCAGAAAAATAGGTGTAGACGGTGAGACAAGTATGCTTCTTTCTCAAGTTTTGTTTGTTCTACTACTCACTATTTATTTCTTAACTAGGTAGCTATAGCTGGCTTCTCTTTAACACGGTAATTTCGCATCATACTAATCAACTTTATAAAACAGAGGTAAACATGAAAACTTGCATTATTATGCTATTTGTTGTTTTGCTAGCTTCTTGTTCCACTACAAGTGGGCAAGCGCCGGAAGTATCTTCAAGTGGTTTTGACGATTCTAAAGTAGTGACAATATCCCCCCACGGTAACGCTAGTAGTACTATTATTGGAACTGGCCTTGGGGCTCAGTGGACCTCAGCGACTCCCGAAAAAGCACTTCTTATAGTAGCTATTTTCAATGACATACAAGCCATTAGCGATGCAGAACTAATGGTTGATGGCTCAAAGATAACACTCACCCCCTCCAAGGGTGTTACAGATTTTGAATCGAGCAGTTACGGTATTAAAAAGTCCACGAGAGCCTTTTCTACAAACTTGGACACAATAAAACGGATCACTGAAGCAAAAAAAGCTTGGATAAGAGTGCACACCCCTACAGGTTATATGGAAGACCCTATAATTGACGGCCCGACTGACAGCAAAGCCTTTCATGCCTTGAAAAGGTTTATAAAATCTGTTGAAGAATAGTATTGATAATCTATAAATAAAGAAATTTATTATATGAACAGATGCAAATCTCAAGAGTGCGGTAAAGAAGTAGCTTATTATTCCGCTACCGTATCTGCTTGGTTTAATACAAAGTTTGAAATGGATAAACAACTTCTCAGCCTGTCATCCGCTGGTGTAGGGCTTTTAATAACACTTATGACAGCTTTTGGAGTTGTAAATCTACGCGTTGCCTGCTTCTTTGCTCTATCTTTACTTTGTTATATTATTACAGTCATATCTGTACTCCTAATACTATATAGGAATGGAAAGTTTCTAGAGAAATTAAACTCAGACAAGAATAAGAATAAGAATGAGAATGATAACTTACTATTAGTTCTTGACTTCACGGCAAGAACTTCATTTGTTATTGGCATCCTACTTACATCAGCAATTGGCATTGAAACTTCGTTAAATAAGCTAGAAATACAGGAGAGCTTTGTGATCGATAAATCTAAATTGGAAAAACAACCTCAAGAAAATAAAAGAAAAAGTCTTAATGGCGCAGGAAGGATGCGCCCTAATGACACACCAAATAAACAACCAGGCGAGACATCACCAAAAAATACAAATAACGAGGGTAATTAATACAAAGTTAAATGATGTAAAGTGCAGTCTGGAGCTTTGTATTCTTTTCTGCACCTTACAATTCCGAAAATCACACATTCATTAAAACTGAGATTGCTTCTTTTATTTTCA